CCATCGGCGACGGCTGGCTGTCCCAGGATGAAACCCGCGCCCTCGAGGACATGAATCCGATCCCTGGCGGCGTGGGACGTCACTATTGGCGTCCGGTCAACTGGACCATGCTCTCGAACACTGCCGCGCCGGTCGCGCCGGCCACTGAGCCCGCTGAAAATGCCGAGACGGACGCGGACGATCCCAACGCCGGCGAGACCGGCTCCGAACAGGGCTCCGGCGATGAGGGGGCTGCGAAGGTTGATCCGAAGACCGTGCAAATGCAGCTCCAGGCTCTGGCTCTTTCGGCCGCCGATCGCTGCGTGCGCAAGGAAGTCGCCGCGCTGCGCAAGATGGTTGAGCGCGACGCGGACAGATACGACATCGAAGAATTCTATTCGGATCACGAACGCTTCGTTGCGCAGGTTCTCAATCTTGACGTGGAAGCGCAGGCAGTTGTGCGCCAGCGTCACTGGGACCGTGAGCGCGATCTTGTCGGGCTCATCTATGGCGATAAGCCCGGTGCATATGAATACATCGATCGCATCGCCGCAACCGATTCTCTCAGGCTCGCACGCCTGGTCACCGGAGGCAAATAATGAAGACCTACTCGCATCTCCGCCGCGCGCTCGCCGGCAAGCTCTGGTATATGCACGAGCAGAAGATGAACGAGATTCTTGCGTTCCTCGAGCTGAAGCTCTCCGGAGGCACGTCCTCGACCGAGACGCTGGCCGCGATCCGCGCTTCTCTTGAGGTTCGCAAAGCGCGCGAAGCCGGCCTGCTCGCCATTCGCGCGTTTGATCAGGAGGACGAAATAGAACATGCGCGGGCGGCGCGCACCAAAAATCACTCCACAGGCGCATCTGGGTCCGTGGCGGTGATTCCAATCTATGGCATGATCATGCATCGCGGCAGCGGGATGGAAATGTCCGGCCCCGGCGGCACATCCACCGAAGGCCTCACTGCGCAGCTTCGCCAGGCCGTCAACGATCCCAACGTCAAGGCGATCGTGCTCGACGTGGATTCTCCTGGCGGCGACGTGGATGGCGTTGAAGAGCTGGCTACAGAGATCTTCAATGCGCGCAAGCAAAAGAAGATCACAGCGGTTTCGAACTGCCTCTGCGCTTCGGCCGCCTATTATCTCGCTTGCCAGGCCTCTGAGCTGGTGGTCAGTCCCTCTTCGCTTACCGGGTCCATCGGTGTCTACACCATGCACGAGGATGACTCGAAGTATCTCGAGGATGTGGGTGTCAAGCTCACGCTCATCAAGTTCGGTGAGAACAAGGCGGAAGGCAATAACATCGAGCCGCTCACCGACGCCGCACGCGGGCACCTCCAGGAGATGGTCGATACTTTCGGAGCAATGTTCGAGAAAGCCGTCGCTCGCGGCCGCAAGGTCAGCCAGGATGCCGTGCACAACAAGTTCGGTCAGGGCCGCGTCTTCGACGCCAAGCAGGCGGTCAAGATAGGAATGGCTGACCGCATCGCCACGTTCGACGAAGTTCTCCAGGGCTACGGCGTCTCGCGCAATCCGGGGCCGGCGGCGGCAAAGCAGGGTCCAGGGATAAGTGCTCAGGATTCAGTCCCGGCGCTTTCCGCGGCCACACCGGGGTCCCCGCAGACGGATCCAGGTCTGCGGGGTGGAACCAACGATGACGAATACGCCGACGTGGACGATCCTGAAGATAACGCCTGTGCCTGCGCCTGCGCCGAGTGCAAGGCCGGCAACTGCAAAGCGTGCAGCAACGAAGCCTGCGAAGACGAGGCCTGCGCCGGCGCTGGCTGCCCGGCCGGCTCTGCGAAGTCGCGCAATAGCCGTCAGGCGATGGAGCGCCGCCGGTTGGAGATTTCCGCGGCTTAACAAGTTTGCAGCGGCCAGGCGTGCGTGAGGCTGGCTTAAACGTAGGTGGGCGGTTTCCGGTTGAGTCCAAAGGGCTGTGACACGGCCAGCCACGATCGGATGACCAGGTGATCAGCGATCGCCACTTGTAACAGCTTCAGTGGGGCGCCACACCTAAGACTGAGGCTGACGCGGGTTCGAATCCCTCCGCCTGGCCCGCTGCAATTCAATTCGATTCACAAGAGGCTCCGCCATCGCGGGGCCTTTTCTATTGGGGCCAACGCTCCTCACCTGCGCTCAACATCCGGCCTATGTCGGACTGCCGCGGCGCTCAACCGCCGGTCACTGATCCCTGATCTCTGACCCCTGATCCCTGTTTTTCGACGAAGGAGAAAAACATGTTCGACATCAAAGCTCTGCGGCAGCGGAAGACGGACACGCTCGCAAAGGCCTCCGCTATCTTCGCGGCTGCGCAGAATGCCAACCGCGATCTCACCGATGCGGAGCGCACCGAATATGACGCCGCAATGGCCAGCGTCACCACGCTCAATGCGGACATCAAGCGCGCCGAAGCGCTGATGGATGAAGAGCGCAACCTGCCCGCCTCGGCAACCTTTCAGGTTGGCGACGACCGTGCCACCAAGAAGCCGTGGGCCAGCCTCGGCGAGCAGCTTTCGGCCATCGGCAAGGGAACCCTTGCCATCAAGAGCGGCAGGTCGCACCTCGCCGATCCGCGCTTCCTGGCTGCCCTCGGAACCTCTGAGACCATCCCGTCTGATGGCGGCATGTTGGTCGAGCCCGAATACAGTTCCGATCTTCTGGAGAAGATCTATGAGACCGGAGAAGTTGCCAAGCGCGTCCCTGATTTCCAGATGAAGTCGGCACGCACCGTGATCCCGGTGGTCGATGAAGACAGCCGCGTCGATGGGCAGCGGTGGGGCGGTTTGCTGGCCTACTGGCTGGCTGAAGCGCAGCCTTACACGGGCACCAAGCCGAAGTTCCGCGAGCTGCAGCTCGTGGCCAACAAGCTCACCGGGTTGATGTACGCGACTTCCGAGATTCTGGAAGATACCGATCTGCTCAAGAGCTACGCAGACCGAATCGTGCCGGATGAATTCGGCTTCCAGATCGACAATGCGATTCTGCAGGGTTCGGGGGCCGGGATGCCTTTGGGGATCTGGAACTCGCCGGCGACCATTCAGCAGACCATCACCGGTGCTGAAACCTCGATCTCCGCGCAGGACATCCTCAATATGAACTCGCGCGCTTTCGCGCCTTACCGGAAAAACGCAGTCTGGTTTATCCATCAGGCGCTGGAGCCCAAGCTCTATCCGCTCGCAGTTGGTTCGCCGTCTCTCGGCCAGTACTTGATCTACAAGCCGGCCGGCGAAAACGGCAATGCAACCGCGATGATGATGGGACACCCGGTGATCCCCATCGAACAGGCCGCGGCGCCCGGTGTTGTGGGTGACATCACCCTGTTCTGTCCCGATGGCTACCTGCTGGCGAAGCGCAACGCTCTCCGGGCCGACAGCTCGATGCACGTCGCCTTCCTGACCGATGAGATGTGCTTCCGCTGGCAGTTGCGCCTCGACGGGCAGCCCTGGTGGAAGAAGCCCTTGCAGCCGTACTACCCGACGGGCGGCACCGTGCCCCCGACGCAGTCGGCCTTCATCACCCTCGGCGCGCGTTCCGCCGACTAGTTCTGCACAGTCGTCAGAGATCAGGGGTCAGTCAAAGCTCGGCCCCGGCCTCTGATCTCTGAAACCTGATCCCTGAACCCTGTTTTTCCGGAGGAAAAACTCATGTCCGCAAAAGGCTTTTGGGTATCGCAGGACGGTCACTACGCCCTGGTGATTCCCCCTGCCAGCTACAGCGCGGCCGTCGCCGGCAAGCGCTTCAATATGGCGCAGTACAATCACGCCTCGGTCCTCATCCAGCTTGGCGCTTCCGGTGGCCCCATCGGAGCCATCACCGCCAGCGTCTACGCCGCTGAGACGGGCGGCACAGGCGTTCCCATCGCCACGCGCCTGGTCAAGTTCGAGAATGCCGCCGCGCCCTATGATGTGCCGACAAACGACACGGCTACCAACAACTCCATCTTCAACGCGCCCGTTTCGGGTTACGCCCCCGCCTCCGATCTGGCCAACGCCGCGTACATACTGGAGATCGAATCTACCGACGTGCTCGCCGCTGCCAATGGAACCTACATCGAGGTCGACATCGCTGCGGGCAGCATGGGCACCACCGCCCAGCTCATCGCGGGTTCGGCAATCCTCTCCGGAGGCCGCGTCACCGGGGACGAGACCGCCTCGGCGCAGATCTAGTAACCCAGTTGTCAGCGATCAGTTGTCAGCGGTCAGTCAAAGGCCGCTGGCGCTGGTCCTCAGCCTTTGACGCCTGCCCCACCGCAGGTGGTTCCGGAGGAAAAACCCGTGGCAAATCAAACTTCGACTGTTGTCTTCGGAATTGCGATTCCGGGCGACGACTCGCACAACTCGCCCTATGGCGTCGGCGATGCCCTCCTGGCGTCGGCGATCAATTCGCTCGAAAGCCAGATCGTGCAGGCGATCCAGCAGCAGGCTTTCGTTTTCGCGATCGACACAGGTGTGGCCAACGCTTACGCAGTCAGCTACACGCCCAACCCGACGATGGTTGTGGGAACGCGGATCTACTTCAAGGCCATCCACGCCAACACCGGCGCCTCCACCGTCGCTGTTAACGGCGGCGCTGCCAAGGCTATCACCAAAAACGGGACCACGGCGCTGGCCGGCGCTGAAATCTCTGCCAATCAGATCGTCCAGATCGTCTGGGACGGAACCGAGTGGCAGCTCATCAGCCAGTAATAAACGCAGTGGTCAGAGATCAGGATCAGGGGTCAGTGAAGGCCGTCTGATCTCTGATCTCTGACCACTGATCTCTGCTCCGAAGGAGCCGCTATGTACGTCAGAATGCTTGATGGTCAACACGCCGGCGAGATTCGCGATCTGCGCAACGATGTGGCGCTGGAGTTTCTGCTCCAGGGTCGCGTCGGCCGCGCATTTGACGACGTGCCGACGCTGGTGCTCGCGCCGCCGCTAACGGGGCGCGGCGATGACACGGCGTCGATTGCACCGAAGCGGAAAGCGGGCCGCCGATGACTGCAGGCAAGCCATCTGCCGCTCCGTTTGTGCAGCTCACCGAGGAGCAGTTTGACGGCCTGAAGTGCGGCGATGTTCTCGTGAATGAAGCCGCTGACAAGGCGTATTTCATCAACCAGGTCCGCCTTCCCGGCTTCTATGTTGTCGCTGCCGTCGATCCCAAGACGTATGAACGCACTGAGCGCACCTACTCGATTCTCCGCTCTGGCAAAGGCTTTGCCCTGGCGCCCAAGAAGAACTGATCCCTGATCCCTGACCCCTGTCTCGCGGAGCGAAACTCATGAGTGAATCGATTGCATTGATCTCCGGGCCCGTCGCGGAGCCGATCACGCTGAACGACCTGAAGCTGCAGCTTGGCTTCGGCCCCATGCAGGACTCCGATCGCGCGGCCTCGCAGATCCTCAATGACAAGTTGCGCGCCTTCATCATCGCCGCACGTCAGGACTGCGAGAACTGGTGCAACCGTGTCTTCCTTACGCAGACCTGGTGCCTGCGCCGTGATAGCTTTCCCGGCCACAATCTGCGCTACGAGTGGCAAGGTTATCCGCAGATCGATCTGTCCAAGCCGCCGCTTCAGTCCGTCGTGTCGTTCCAATACATCGACGTGAGTGGCGCGCCGCAGACTCTCACCCAGGACACGACGTACGGCACCAACCCGGCCAACCCGCAGTACGGCTATCAGCTCGAGCGCGGCAGTGAAACACAGCCCGGCCGTTTGCTTCCGCCGTTTGCGCGCCCCTGGCCGCCCACGCGCATGGTGCCGGCCAACGTCATTGTGACCTTCCGCTGCGGCTATGGCGGTCCCATCACCTGCAGCATGACGGCCGGTTCGGCGCTGCTCACCGTTACCGGCGGTGCTCCGCTGAAGTTCGACGCCGACGATGCGCCGATGCTGCCCGGCGAGACCGGCCTGCCAATCTTCATTTCCGGGGCCGGGGCCGTGACGTCGACCGGTATCAGTCCCTTTAATAATCAGCCGGTGACCGGCGCGCTCAGCACGACGATTGCGAGTGTCAACCCGGTCAACGGCCAGGCCACGCTGGCTGCACCGGCGGTTGCCACCGTGACGAACGTGCCGGGCTGGGCAGGCAGCCCGGTGCCGGCCGTGATCACCACTGCCATCAAGATGCTGGCTGAGCACTACTACGAAAATGGCGGCGCGCAGGACTGCGATTTGCCGCGCGTCGTCGAAGCGCTTCTCGACCCCTACCGGAATCTGGTGGCGTAAATGGCGATACAGGACCTCTCGACTCTTCCCACTCTCAAGCAGTGGCTGCCGATCACGTCGACGAATAACAACGACGACACCACGCTCTCGCGCTTGCTAACTGCGGTAAGCATGGACTTCGCCCGCGCAACGAAGCGCCCGGACCTGCTTCAGGCCACATACACCGAGGTGCACCAGGGCGATGGCTCCAGCCGCATGATTGCCTACCACTGGCCGATCATCTCTGTCGTCTCGCTGGCTGTCGGCGCCCTCTCGATCTCCGCCAGCTCGGACAAGATCCAGAATGGCTACTACCTCGACGAGGACATCGATCCGGAGCGCATCTGGAATATCTATCTGAACGGCTACGTCTTCACGGATGCCGCTCCCGTCGCGCTTACTTACTCGGCTGGCTACGTCCAGCCGGGAGGTACGGCTACGGGCCTCCAGATCATGCTGCCTGAGGACATCGAGCAGGCGGTTCTCGACTGGTGCGCCTACCGCTACAAGGAGCGGCCCAACGTTAGCGCCACCCAGCGCCGTTCCGTCCAGGGTGAGTCCGCGCAGACTGAGCTACTCGACGCGCCGCCCAACGTGCTCCAGGTCATCGAGCGCTACAAGCGCGAGCTGCCCTCGCTCGATCGCCGGGCAGAAGAGCGCGCTGAGCGTCAGACCAGGCCTTCGTTCAAACAACCCGGCAAGAAAAAGTAAGTCCGGACTGCTAAAGTCCGCGGCGGGATCCGCACCCTCGCCGCTGGATCTCCGCGCCGTTGTTGGGAAGCGGCGGCGCGGATTGACTTTTGGGGCAGGGGGTGCAGGCCTCTTTGCATCCCCTATTTGTTCAAGGAGAAATCATGAAGCGCAGTTTGATTCGCATTGCCCTGATCGTGTTTGCGATGCTCTATTTCTACGCATCGCTTTCCGCGCAGGTTCTGACCTGCACGGCTTCCAACCTTCAGGACGGGGCCTCTCCCGCGAATGGAACCATCTACTGGAAGCCCGTCGTCCAGGGCGGCGTCTCCGCCTCGTATCGCAAGCCGGGCGGCGGTATTGCCACTGTTACTCCTTTGTCGGCTACGGTCACCAATGGAGCCTTTTCGCTTCCGTGCCCAGACACAACGCTCACCACGCCGCAGAACATCTGCTTTTCCGTCTCGTTGAATACTGCGAATGGCTCCGTGCTGGGCGCTGGATACACATGCGTGCAGCCGCACGGAACTGCGGTTGGTTCCACCGACTGGTGCCAGGCTGGCGTATGTAACTTCGATAACTACACGCCTGCTCTGCCGGTACAGCCCGTCTTCTACGGCGCGCCTGACATGATGACGATGTGGAACACGATGGTGGCCGCGAATGTCGCGGCCGGCAACTCCATCACACCTGTGACTCTCACGGATGCTTCCGTCGTTACGTTCAACGCCACCAACGCCACCATGAACATCGCCACGCTGCCGCTCTACAACGCGACGGCCACACCGATAGCTCCGGACGGCCTCGCTTCGCGCACCATCAACGTCACCGGCCTCGTCTCCGGTGCGCGCTTTGCCATCCTTATCAACCCCCTCGGCACCGCAGCGGGAACACAACCTCAAACTGTCAATTTCGGATCGGGTTGCGTCTGGCAGTTCGCCCCTGGCGTGAATGTTTCCGGCACCACTTTGACGATTCCTCCTTGGGCCAACTGGAGTTACTTCGCGGCTTTCATCTACGACGGAACCAATTGCATCGGGACGGTGGTCGACTGATGGGTTCTTTGGATGCCATGATCGCGAAACATAAGGTGCGTGTAGCCGAGGACCGCGGTCGCCTTACGCCCGATGATGTCCTGGTGATGACGCGCATTCGCCAGTGGGCGCAGAACCGTTCCATCGTGCGCTCCGGAAAAACATCGAGCTTTGAGTTTGATGGCGGTTGGGGCCAGCGCAAGCTCACCACGGCCGATGCGCGTCTGGTGCAGGTGATCGACTTCGAACGGGCGCTCGGTTCCCTTTCTGAGGAGGACCAGGCTGTGCTGATGCTTATATACCGCGACCGCGAGGGCTATGCCTCCGCAGCTCGGGCGATGCGCTGCTCTGAGCGCAAAGTCGCTTACCTTCTGCCCGCCGCCCGCCGGCGCCTGGCGAGTGTGCTCGATCGCATGGGGCTGCTCTAGTTGAACGGAGAACGAGTCGAATGGCTGACACTTACACTCTCACCGCCAATACCGATGGCAGTGCGTCCCTCGTTGTCGTCTTTGATGTGACGGGCATGGGATTCAATCCGACACTCACCCAAAACGACACGCCGTATTCGCTTCCGCCCCAGTTGGACGGAAACGGTAATATCGTGCCCTGGACTCAAGACGCGGCGGTTGCTGCTCTTGCCACTCAGATCGCCGCCTCGAAGGCGGCATTTTTTGCGGCCGCGGCGAATTATGTTCCGCCGCAAAGCGACTAAGGAAGAGGCGCTCGATGCTTCAGCTTATCGTCGAACAGAGCAGCGTCGACACCGCGATTGAGTATATTGAGCGCGTCAAGCAACGTATCTTCGAGAAGATGCGCGAAGGAATGCAGGAAGCCATGGAAGGCCTGGCTGCGGAAGCGGTCACGCAGGCCAGCGCAGATGGTATCCAGGCGCGAAGCGGCGCGTTTTTCAGGGGCATCCTCGAATCCCCGTCGATGCTGGACAACGCGGAGTTTATCCAGGGCCGGGTCACGGTGGATGACACGCAGGGCCGCAGGATGAAGCATCTCGGCCTCTGGCTCGTCGAGGGGTACCATGTGCCCGCTGTTGCGCTCGCGAATCTGAAGAAGAATCGCGAGTTCCATCGTGGCGATGAGTTTATGTTTACGGCATCCAACGGCGCCACGGTCTTTTCGCGGAGTCACGCGGCGTTCGATGTAAAAGAGCGTCCTTTCCTGCATCAAGCCAAAGAAGCTTTCTCGTCACCTATTATGCAAATCATCGCCGCCCGTGTTGCGGAGGCCTACGAATGAGTCTCGCTCAATATGCCGCTGTCGACCGGGAGGCGATCTGGGCAGGCCTCTTTGCCTGGTTTCAATCGCAGCTTGCCAGTTCGTTTACATCGATGGGCCGCAAGCACGTCGCGCCGCCGGATCTGACGATCGCCGATCAACCTGCATTCTTCCAGGTAGCGGGCAAAGAGATCCACGTTCCACAGGAGGGCAAGTTCTCCGGGATGCCTTCCAAGCTCATGCTCCGCGGTTGGCTGATCCTTTACCTCTTCGATGGAAGCCCCGATGAGGACATAGGCACTGAGCAGCTTCTTCCGGAGACGACGTTGAATGGCTTCTTGCAGGCTATCGATACGGCGCTGATTCCGGACGATATGACCACCGGAAAGTTCACCATCGGCGGCCTGGTCACACACTGCTGGATTGGAGGAGACAGCGACCTGGATCCGGGTATCTTCGGCCCTCAGGCTGCCGCCATCCTGCCCATCAACATCCTCGTTTGAAAGGAACTTATGGCAAGCATTGTGAACCCTGAAAAGTTCTCACCCCTTAACCTTGATTTTCAATTTGGGCTCGATCCGGCTGGCATCGCTCAGCAGTTGCGCGAAATCGCGGACGCGATCGATGCTGGCGACGTGTGCATGCAAAAGGCTACGGTCTACCACTGGGTCAATGTCGATGAATTCAAGATGGCGAGCGTAGTGCTTCAGTTTGCGGAAAAAGCTGAGGAGCGCCGCGCACGCAAAGAACTCCACGCCGTAAGCTCTTCATTCCCTGTCGAAGTCTCGCCGGCCAGCTAACCCCACCATAATTCTTACCATCTGCCCGACGCTCTCAGAGCGCCTCAGGAGAACACCATGCTTAATCCGCAGTTCGGAGCTGGGGTGCTCTATGGTATCCCCAACGCCGGTAATCTGGTTACCAACCCTACGCCCATGCAGTTCGGCCTGCTGCAGGAAGTGCAGCTCCAATTTAAGGGCGACCTGAAGAAGCTGTACGGCACCCAGCAGTTCGCCCTGGCTATTGCCCGCGGCAAGATCGACGTGAGCGGCAAAGGTAAGCTCGCCTCGCTCGATCCGATGTTTTTCTCGCAGCTCTATTTCGGACAGCCCACGGCCCAAGGCGTGAATCGGCCGGCCTACAACGAGGCGCACGCGGCTGCAGCCAGCGTTGCGCCCAACAATGTGGCCGCAATCTCCGATCTCGGCGTGATCGTCACTGGTGGGACGGGCTTTTCTGCCGGCACACAACTCACCAATTCTGGCTCGGCCGCTCCGGCCACTGGCCAGTACAAGTTCACCGCTTGGAGTGGCTCACAGGGAGCCGGTTGGCTGGCTGATCACACTTACGCTCTTGGTGCCACTATCGAAGACATCTCCGGACACACCCAGAAGATCACCACGGCGGGAATCTCTGGCGCGGCGCTGCCCACCTTCAACGATTCCGGATCGACGACGACCGATGGCACTGCGGTCTGGACAGATCAAGGGCTTACCGGAACCTCCGCCGCTTACACCTTCAACGCCGCCGATGTAAGCGCCGGGCTCACGGTGGCTATCAGCTACGTCTGGGATGACAACGATCGCGGAGTCACGCTCTCCATCGCCAACCAGCCCATGGGTTTTGCGCCGCAATTCCAGGCGCTGCTCTACAACAATTTCAAGAACCAACTCTTCGCCGCCCAGCTCAACGCCTGCGTACTCGGCACGGTCCAGATTCCTTCCAAGCAGGAGGATTTCTGGGTCTCCGACTTCGACTTCGAAGCCTCGGCCGACTTCTCGGGCAACATTGGCGCTCTCTACGCCGACCAGCTCTAAACGGACGTTAACTCAACCAACAAACTGACGCTCTCAGGGCGCCTCAGGAGAACACCATGCTCAATCCGCAGTTCGGATCTGGGGTGCTCTACGGTATCCCCAACGCCGGCAACCTCGTCACCAATCCCACGCCGATGCAGTTCGGCTTGCTGCAGGAAGTGCAGTTGCAATTCAAGGGCGACCTGAAGAAGCTTTACGGAACCCAACAGTTCGCGCTGGCCATCGCCCGCGGCAAGGTCGACGTGAGCGGTAAGGGTAAGATCGCTTCGCTTGATCCGATGTTCTTTTCGCAGCTCTACTTTGGCCAGGCGACGGCTGCGGGGGTTCAACGGCCGGCTTACAACGAGGCGCATGCCGCTGTGGCTTCCCTTGTTCCCAGCAATACGCCGGTCGCGGATCTGGGCGTCATTGTCACAGGTGGAACGGGCTTCAATGTCGGTACGCAGATGACTTCCGCTACCGCCGCGCCTACAGTTAGCGGCACCTACCAGTTCACTGCCGGTACTTACAAGTTCCTGGCGGCCGATGTCACTGCGGGATTGACGGTGGCCGTCAATTACACCTGGAACGATTCCACGCATGGCTACACACTTGCCATAGCGAATCAGGCGATGGGCTACGCGCCGCAGTTCCAGGCGCTGCTCTACAACAACTTCAAGAACCAGCTCTTTGCCGCACAGCTCAATGCCTGCGTCTTGGGTACCGTTCAGATTCCTTCCAAGCAGGAGGACTTCTGGGTCTCCGACTTCGACTTCGAAGCCTCGGCCGACTTCTCGGGCAACATTGGCGCCCTTTACGCTGACCAACTGTAACAATCTATCAGCCGTCAGTTGTCGGTGGTCAGCCTTTAGGGCCCCCGACAACTGATCCCTGACCCCTAACCCCTGAACCCTGTTTCAAGGAGCGAACCTCATGCCTCAAAAGCTGAAATACCTCGGTGTGCCGGTCTACCTCAACGGCCAGAATTACTACATCCCCTCTCTCTCCTACACTGATTTCAAAGCCAGCTACGACTTCCTGGTCTCCGTGCCGGAACTTGAAGGCGCCAAGCTCTTCGATTATTTTGATAAGCTCGTTCCCATCATCGGCGCCGCCGTCCGTCGCAATTACTCCGACGTAACCGATGAGCAGCTCGCCGAATGGCTCGACATGACCACGCTGCCCATGGCCGCGAAGGCCGTTCAGTCTGCGTCCGGGATCACCCCGGTGTCCGAGGGGGAATAGGGTCCGGTACGGCGAAGTTTGATTGGCCTTGGATCACAGGGAAAATCATCACCGCTACCGGGTGGACCTTCGACGTCCTCAATGAGACCAGCTTCTGCGACATCAAGGAGCTGCTTGAATATTGGGCCGAGGAGATGCCCACGCACGTCCTGCTCTCGCTTCGCTACCTCGGACCGAACAAGCGTGCCAGACACGTTGACGAAGCGCAGGCTCGCCAGGATATGGGCGAGATGAGCAAGATGATGGGGATGCCCGCTCAGCCGCTTCCTCCCAACCTCAAAGAGATGATCCGCGCCGCGGAACAGCTCAAACAAGACAACAAGGGGTTGTAACTGGCCCCCCAACTCTGAACCCTGTTCGCGGAGCAGATCATATGCCTGGTGACGGTGTCATCTCCATTGGCGCAACAGTCGACAAGACCGGCGTCGACGCTGGACTCGGCAGTATTCAGGAGGGCGTCCAGTCGACGGTGCAGAGCATTGCCGTCCAGGTTGAGGAGACCTGCACCCGCACCAAGGGCGCCTGGAATAAGCTCAGCGCAGACATCAAGACGGCGGCGCAGTCTGTCTCTGCCGAGTCGCTAAAGGTAGCCGAGGCCACCAAGGCGCAGACGGCCGCTCTGGCCGATCTGCGCCGCGCTTCGGTGCTCTCGAAAGACGCCAAGCTCGATGATGCCACCGGCACCGCCATCCTGGCGGCCGCACAGGTCAAAGTCGCTGCGACATCTGCTGCTGTTGCCGCCGCGAAGAAACAAGAAGCGGCCGCCGTGGCATCTGCGGCCGAGGAGGAGGCCCTTAGCTCCAACTTCATCGTCGCGGCCTTTCAGCGGGCCGCTCTGGGCGTGCGCGAGTCCTGCGGATCGATTCAGGAGAAGCTTGTCGAGACGGCCGAGACCGGCAAGCTCAGCGCCGAGGGGCTCACCGCTGGCTTCGCAGGCCTCGGATCGCTTCTGGGCGCGGGAATCTTCGTTGGCTTCGCGGCGCACTTTCTCGACGAAACCTCGAAGATGGAAATCGAGCTCGCCCATCTCAGCGAAAAGACGAAGATCGCGGTCGAAGACCTCTCCGGACTGCAGCAGCTCGTCAAGGAGTCCGGCGGCGACTGGGATGCGGTCGGTACCGGTCTGGTGCGGATGGAGAGGGCTCTGGCCGATTCCAAGGAGCCTTCAGCTAGTTTCACCGCAGCTCTCGACGGTATCAACCTCAAGGTCGCGGATCTGAAGGGGCTCGCGCCGGAAGCTCAACTTGAAAAGATTGCCAACGCCTTCGCGGAAAACAAGAATGCCGGCAATCAGGCCAACGCGGCGATAGCGCTTTTTGGACGCGGTGGTCAGGCGCTGATTCCCATCCTGGTGGCGCAGGGCGCCGCTCTGCGCAGCAACATCGCGGCGGCGGCGAAGCTGACCGGTGTCACAAAGGAATCCACCGACGCCGCCTTCGCGTGGCAGCAAACCACCGCGCGCCTCTCGGCCGAGTTCCGCAGCGTGATGATCCCGACCATCGAGGTTGTCGAGAAGGCGATCGCCGGCCTGGTTGGTACGGCCTACGGGATCGATGCTGCCGTGCTCACAGTTCTCGAAAGCATCGGCGCGCTTGCCGGAAGTGTCGTGACTGTGTTGGTCGATGTCGGCAAGGCGGTGCATGATGCGCTCACCGGCCATTGGACCAGCATCAAGTCTGAAACCACGCAGCTGACAACCGATCTCGCGGAGATCTGGAAGAGCTATGGCAGCGACGTAGCTTCCATGTGGAAACAGGTTGGCAGCTATATGACCTGGCAGCCGCCAAAGCGCACGGAGGCGCCCGGTGTCGGCGACGCGGACACGGCTGGCAGTGAGGATGGAGGCGGTCCCGGTGGAACAGGTGGGGGCTCTGGTTCCGGTACTGGCAGTGGATCGCGGCGCGGATCTGGCAGCACAGCTCAGGCGGCAAATGACCCCATCGCCACCATGAACTCCAATATCGCAACGGTCAATGCCGAGGCGGATGAGGCTGCTCGACAAAAGAACTCTGCGGACTGGGCGGCTTACTACCGCGGGGTCGCTGCGGATGCCGACGCGCTCGCGGATATGCAGAAGCGCATCGACGCCTCCCACGCCGCCGCCGAGGCAGCTTCCCAGGCCCAGCAGCTCGCGCAGTGGGTGAAGTATTACCAGGGTATCTCCGCCGCAGCGACTAGGGCTCAACAGGCTCAGCAGCAGCTCATCACGCGGGAGCAGCAGCAGTTTCAGAAGATGTTTCAGGCAATCACCGGGCCGATGAACACCTTCTTCGATCACTGGCTCACAAGCGGAAAGAACATGGCTGCGGCATTCCAGAAGATGGGTGACCAGATCGCCATGAACTTCATCAACAGTGAGATCAAGATGCTGCAGCATCACTTGCAAATGGAAGTCCAGAAGCGCGTCATCAGCATGACTAGCAATGCTGCGCAGGTTGCGTCTACGGCCTCGGCGACAGCCGCCACAACAGCTCTTGAATCGAAGGCTGCTACGCAATCGCTTGCCAAGTCGGCCGCCAAGGCTGCTGGTAAGGCATGGAGCGCGCTTTCGGACATTCCCGTCGTTGGCCCTGCACTTGGCGCCGCAGCCGCTGCGGCAACCTATGCGGGCGTTATGGCGCTGGGCGTCTTTGACCAGGGCGGCATCATGGGCCATGGGCGCATGGGTATCAACCTCTCCGGAGCCGACGAGCGCGTGCTCAATCCGCAGCAGACGCAACAGTTCGAGAAGATGGTCAACCAGAGCACCTCGACCAGTTCCTCCAGGGAAGTCCACTTCCACGATGAATCCCAATGGAACGGAGTCGACGGCGCAAGTGTCGAGGGCATGTACAAAAGCCACGCCGCCGCCGGCCGTCGCCAGATGATACGCCAGCTCCGTCTCGCCAACGAGATCTAACCGGGGCCCCCGGCGACAGGTCTTCGTCGCTGGGGTGGAAGGAAACCCATGAGCCTGAGCTTTCCCAATCTCGTGTTGCCGACGTGTGTCGGGTGGGACTTCGCGAAGCGATCGAAGTTCTCCACGATTCTTCAGACGCCGCAGTCCATGCGCCACCCGGTCTCGGCCACGCTGCAAACCAGTGTGATTTACGAGTTGGAGCTGTCGTATGAGTTTCTGAAGAACGCGGGCCGCACTTACGCCGACGACATGCGCTATGTGCAGGATTTCTACGAGGCATGCCGTGGCGGCTACGGGTGGTTCACCTTCGATCCCTCACAGTACTGGCTCGATGTCATGAGCGTAGAGCAGATCCCCAGCTCGGGAGCTTATCCGCAGCGCAACGGCTTCTTTGCCGTCGGCGATGGTGTCACCACGGCGTTCCCGCTCTGGCGCTCGGGAACACCGTTCGGACCGACTACGTTGACGCAGCTTGAGCTGATTCAGAATGTGACTCTGCTCGACGGAATCTACTCGAACGGCACACTCATCTCCAGCTCTACTTACGCGCTCGCTAACCTGGGCGCGCCGCCGCACGGGGGTGCTTGGGTCACGTTCAACACCGCGCCGGCGTCGGGCGTCGTGCTTTCCTGGGCGGGCAACTATAGCTACCTCTGCCGCTTTTCCGAAGATGAGCTCGACACGAACGAGTTCATGTACCAGCTTTGGGAACTGAAGAGCTTGAAGCTGGAGACCATCAATCTCTAAAGGCACTACCAAGGTCGCGGGAACACTCTCAATAGTTCGCGTCTTTTGTCGGTCGCGTAGGTGTCCACATCGTATTGGGGGCACGCACAAAGGCAGGCGTCGGCGTACTCGGTAACTGTCTTGATAACCTGCGCAGGATTTCCTCCTACAACGCTGTTGGGGGGGACTGTCTTCGTGACGACTGCTCCCGCCGCAACCACGCTGTTGGGTCCGATTTCGACGCCGGGGAGAATGATGGCCCTAGCGCCAATAAAGCAGTTCTCGTGAATGGTAATCCGGCCATACTTTATGACTCTCTTGTAGGGCGCCTGGTCGCGAAACACAAATGTGCCGCCGTCATGCGTCAAGAACTTTACGCCGGAAGAGATGGTTACATGGCTTCCGATGCTGATGAGATAGGGCTCGCTGCCGAACTCGGGGAAGCCTATCATGCGGCAATCGCTAGTTATTTGTAGTCCTTCAGCTTTGAGGCGGTTCAGCCGCCATTTGTTCAAGAGCCGGAGCATCATCGTCATTGCCTCCAGGTGAATGCGGAGCGATTTTAGCACGCCTGGCAAGCTCTAAAGGGGAAACGTGAAATCCTACTCTCCAGACCTCATAGCTCTTCTGGCTTCCGGCGTTCCCTGCACGCGCGTCGATCTGTTCGCAGTCGGCCCGTGCCAGAATGGCGCGTTTATCTACGCGACCAACGGCAAGCTGCCTGTGAAGTTTGGCGGCAACACCTATCAGCCGTCGCAGTTCGGCTCCTGGTCGCGCGGCGAGATCACGGTGAAGATTGGTCTCGGCTCGAATTCATGCGACCTCACCGTCTTCGCCGACAATCAGGTGCCGGTCTACTTTCCCGGCACAAACAACGCGGCGCTGCTGATGAGCGGCATCAAGGTTGGTCTGCTGGGCGATGCCGGTGTCACTATTTACACGTTATATAACTCGGACTATCTCGCGGGTTACTCGTTCCCGGTCGTCACTGGACCTACGGGTGGTTCCTTGGTCGAGACGAAGTTCGTCGGCATGGTGGGACCAGTTCCCAACGTCGGCATCACCAAGGCAAGCATCACGGTACAGGACATGATGTACCTGCTCAACACGCAAGTGCCGTGCCGCGTGATCCAGGCCTCGTGCTCGCACACTCTCTATGACGCGGGCTGCACGCTTTCCGCCGCGGCCTTCACCAAGACGGGCGCAGTCGCCACGGTGATTTATCCATACTTTTTCGAGACCACCGCGCACCTCGTGCCCAACTCCGCCAACGGCTCATTTGCCCAGGGTGTGCTCACTTGGACCTCGGGAGCCAACACCGGACTCTCGTACTTCGTGAGCATGTGGGGAACGGATGTCAATGGCAACCCCAACATCGATGAGCTGCAGCTCGATGTGCAACCCATCTTTCCGATCAATCCCGGCGACACCTTCTCAATCACCCAGGGCTGCAACAAAACCTTCGTATCGTGCGCGAATCTGCAGCCGTCTTCGGCTGCGGCCTACACCAACTTCGGCGGCCAACCGGACACGCCAGTGCCCGAGACCGCGATCGGCGGCTAGCTATGACAGAGCAGCAATTTCGATCCGCCATTGCGGCGGAGGCGGCGACGTGGGTCAACACACCCTACCACGCCAATGGCGCGCTGAAGGGCGTAGGGATCAACTGCGCTCAGTTCCTGTTCTGCGTGGCGAAGAATGCTGCCGTGTTGCCCGCGAATGCTCCGCTGCCCCGCTGGTACACGCCGCAGCTCGCCACGAATAGCAAAGAAGAGCGGCTCGTCGGCTACGTCAATTCCTACGGCGCAACTGAAATCACCGAGGCTCAAGTAAAGGCCGGCGACATTGTGCTCTATAAGACCGGAAAAGCGCATGGCCACGCGGCCATCGTGCTCGATTGGCCCGAGATTATTCATGTCCTTCCGGGGCACGGCTGCCAGAAGGGCACCGTGGACGAAGGCAAGCTGGGCTCGTTCTCGCGCCGCTACTTTACCCTCTGGAAAGCGAGCAACTGATGGGGATCTTCAAACAAGGCAAGAGCCAGCCGAGAATGACTGGAATCAAGTTGGAAACGCATGTCGGCCCGATGGTTCCCGTCGTCATCGGAAATCCGAGATCGATCGCGCATCCAGCGCACGTCGAGCCGTCCCCTGATCCCTGTCCCCTGATCCCTGACCCCTGTGAGCCGGAGGCGAACTAATGGGCGTTTTCGGGTCGAATCAGTCGGGCCAGGCGCGCTACTCGGGAGAACTGCACAACCTGCAGCTCACGCAGGCCGTCTTCGGAACTACCGCGACTATCATTCATGGCACCGATCGCGTTGCCGGCAAGTTGCTATTCTACGGCGGTTTTTATGCCGTCAATGCGCCCAGTTCGGGTGGCAAGGGACTCGGCGGAGGCAAAGGCGATCAGCAGTATGACTACTACGCCGATTGCCAGCTCGCCCTGGCGTCGGGGAGCGCCGCGGGCGGCTGCCTGGGCATCCTGAGCGTCTGGGATCAGCAGGGCAAGTTGCGGAACCAGAGCGGCTCCTACGTCTACACCGTCCCAACGGGCGGAGGCACG